TGTGCACCCCCTCGATGGTGGGGGGGGGGGGGGGCAGGTGCGCCCGTAGGCAGGCGGGCGACTTTTGTCTTAAATGGCCAACAGAAGACCATGCCTAAATGTTTTCTGCGGCACGGCGGATGCGTTCGCTAAGGTCGAAAAGCGAACCTCGCAGGTGTTCCACCTCTTCTTCATTGAACCCCCCTATGCCACCGTTACCGTCTATTCCATCCATCTTGTGGTAAAACCATGATGACGATTTGCTGAAATACCTGTTGGCAAAATCCATCCACGACACCGAGAGGGTGATGTCTGCCAATCGTTTCTTCATATCGGCAACTACTGCCGGCTTCTTAATAGTTGTTTCCATGTTTCTTTCTTTTTTTGGCCCTTCCCGAGAGGGGAAGGGCGTGTTGGTTGTTAATAGGGCTGGCGAAGCATTGAGTAGAACTTTTCTATCACTGCTTCAAGCAGCTTTGGATACCCGTTCGGATAAGAGCGGTTGTAATTCCTTATCTGCTCAATTAAGTCTCTCTCTTCGGGTGTGACCCGCATTGTTTCTTTCTTTTCGTTCATATTCTGTTGTATTATTAAGACAACACAAAGATACTACATTTTTTTGTAGTACACAAGTTTTCACCCACTTTTTTGTGTAATAGCACCACTTTTAACACTAAAAGTTTGGCTTTGCATCGGTTACTTTGGCCCTGTTATTTTATTCAACCCAAGCGAAACCCCGTTCAATAAGGTCAGCAAGGAAATGTGCAGGGTTGTCGGTACGCACAAGGTAGCCTTCCAGCTCTTCGAGGCGGTGGGCGAAACGCTGCATGTATTCGGTGTCCGTGCCTTCGTAGTCGAAACGGCTGCCTGCATGTAGTTGGTGAAGGAAATCGGCAGAAGAGGCGGCGACTATCAAGTCGCCTCCCTTCAGTCTGTATTTTGTTTTTGTCATGCTGCTAGTTTTTTTGTCCTTATTTTAAAGTATAATTTTTCGTTTTCAGTAAGGAAGGGAATGCCTTGGAGGTTCATTCCAGCCTGCACCGCGCCTTGCTTTGCGAAAGCAATCATCTTGGCAAGGAAGTGAATCCAGGCTGACATCTTTGTGAAGTTCGTTGAGCCGCCGTGCTGGCGGAACTCTACCGTACGGTGACGGGCATAAGCCTCGAGGTTAATCTTGTGGTATCGGTTGTTTTGGAAGGCTGCCCGAAGTTGACCGATGTTGGCAGCCCTATTGATGGACGCTTCGGTTATTGCTGAGAGCCCTTTGCAGTAGCGGTTGTTTCGGCGGCTGCGCGGCATGAAGTTGTCTATGACACCTTCCAACCGCTTGTACGTTATAATCAGGTTTTTCCAAGTTTGGAGGTCGAACTCGGCTGCCTCCATGTGAACGTGAAGCCCGCAGCTGTCGTTCACCTTGACGTCACAAAGGTCGAGAACCCAGCATACTTTTTCCAACTCCTCGAGTCCGCTTTCACCATGAAGAATGGGGCTAACCAGCTCGAAGGTGTTGTTGCCCGAGAGGCTGCTGTCGGTCACCAGTTTCCAATGGTCGGCGTGGTCGGTGTGGTTGTAGCCCTCCACCTGCACCCTAATCCCTGCTGCGTTGAGTTCGCGCGCCAACCGTTCACGTGTGCAGTTGTAGGCTTCAATTTCAACCCCGAAGTTGCGGTTGAAAGTGTAGTCTATCTGTGGTGCGATGGTGGTGGAAGCCTGTGCAGCCACGTTGGTCACACCTTGCATCATGCGCTTGTATACATTCTGCACGAAACCGTAATTACCGTTGGCCACTAGGTCTGCCACCTGCCTGCGGGTTAATCCGAGTGCGAGAAGCTTTTGGATTTTGGAGGTCTTTGTTCCGTTCTCCCTGAGGATGTTTTGAATTTGCTCGTTCATATTTTGCTGTTTTTATTGTTCTTTATTGTACTGCTAAGTTAACACTATAAAAGAACTACAGTAAATTATAACGTGTTTATATACAGCATGTTAGCTTTGTTTAGCTTTATTCGGGTCACGTTTTCTACAGCCTTCCACTGCGAGTTTCCAAACTTGCCAGTGTTGTTACTTTTCGTGATATACGCCAACGCCGTTTATCATTTGCACTTCAAAATTACTAATAACATTTGACACTTGTGCGTTAAGGCTAAAGTAAATTCCAACATTTAGCGTTCACTGACACAACAGAGGCCCCCGGCCGCCCCCCCCCCCCCCCCCTCCCAAAACCAACA